GATTTCTGCAATCCATCGGCGCCCTGTTGTGGGAGCTAGTGGTGCGTATAAATACCCCTTGATGAGAGTTGAGTTCGAGGACTATCCGGGGCTCACCGCTGCTGAAAGGCAGGATTTCTGGGAATGGCTTGCGCAATTGGCAACAGCCTCCGCGTATGCTAATTTCAGAGATTATGGGAGCACCGATTAACATGTCCTTGATCGTTCTTTCGCGGATACTGGCAGCCTTGGTTGCCGGTATGTTGGCGTTTGCGTATGTTTTAAATGACGTAACGCCTGAATCTCTACCTTGGTTGAAGCATGAACAATCACTCACAACAGAGGCAGAAGGCACCTTTCAAGACATCGAAAGGACAACGAAAGAAGAAGGACGGCAAACCCACATGGTCGACCGATGATTTGGTTGAACGCATATGGGAAATGCTTCGCAGAGACTTTGAGAGCTATCTACACCCACTGGAGTATGAGCGTTATGCTTGCAGAAGGACGGAAAACATCCCGTCTTATACTAGCATGGACTCTTATCACTTTAAGGTAAGATATCAACTCGAAAAGTTTCTACGCAGATACACCTTCGAAGACGAGCTTAAATTAGCCCCAATGATTGAGGAAAAGACAAATTTGAAATTTCATGCGATCCAGCAGCGTGTTGGGTTGCCACTGAAAATGTCTTCCTCAACTTTCCGGGTGGTGCAAACTGCCCGGAAAGTAATCAAACAAATCCTCGGTGATTTCGATCCCGAAGAACACATTAGGGCGTGCAGATTCTCGGAGAGAGCGACGAATGGGAGCCCGCTGCAATCCAGTTATCTGGAACTGAAGTTGGAGGACATTTCCGGCTCATCTGATCACATTAGCTGGTTTGTAGAATCAGCCACTCGGGATTTTCTATTAACCGAGGCCTTACTTGGAAAACCGGTAAGGTGTGATAAGCTAAAGCAGACTCTCGTACCAAAATCTTGGGACAAGAGGCGTCCCATCTTGCCGAACTCGACGATTGGAAGTTTTCATTCGTCTGGTCTTGGCTTGATGGTGCAAAATCGCCTCCAATACCGTGCTGCTCTTGATATTAGAAGTCTACAGGAGAAGCATAAAGTCCTCGCGAAGCAGGCATCATACCATGGTAACTGGGTTACTCTTGATCTTCAGAGTGCATCAGAAAACTTTGGTAGTGATGTTGTAAACATGCTTACGCCACGTGAGTGGTTTAGGCAGTTCAGCTTCGGTCGCATTCCCTATATCGAACTAAGCAATGGCGATAACATCCGCCTAGCTTCGTTTATGGGAATGGGTATTGGTTTTACATTTACCTTACAGACACTATTGTTTTACGGTCTCATTAAGGCTGTTAGCCTTGAGACTGGTCTGAAGGGGCCAATTTCAGTTTACGGTGATGACTGCATATTCCATAAGAACATCTATGGTTACGTGCGTAAAGTCTTTACCGAGTTGAGGTTGGTCATAAATGAGGACAAGACGTTCTCGTCAGGCCCGTTTCGGGAGTCCTGCGGTGGTGACTACCACTCTGGACACGATGTTCGTCCCTTCATGCCGGAGGCTGAAGGGTGTCGTTTGCAGCTAGAACCGTATCTGGCATTTGCTTACAAACTGTACAACGGACTTGAGCGTCGTTGGGACGAAGTTGAAATCCCGAAGACTCTCTCGTACCTGAGACATGTTATACAGCAGATCTCAGAGGCACATGGTTTGGAGCTATTCTATGTACCACGTTCATTTCCGGACTATTCCGGAATCAAGGCGGATCCGCAGTTTGTCCTTAGTATGTGTCCAACATACAAAAGGGTGAAGCAGATTCCTGGGGCTTTTATTATCCCATGTCTTGAAGTGGTACCTAGGCTGCGCGTCATCAAGAGGGAGATCGCGTACTACTGGCGATCGCTATCCCTCGGACAAATCGAACGAACAAAGGATCTAAGGTATACGAAGTCCTCTGCGCCAAAACTTATTAAGGCGAGAGACAAACGTACTAAGGAACCCCTATTCGTCGAGTCGTCAACCGGAAGGTTGATGAGGCAGCTGCTCTTGACTGAGGCCAAACGCCTTGCAGTGTCGACGAGAGTCGGACACGCTAGATGGTATTCAGCC